CAACCACTCCCTGTTGCATCCACTTTGGAAGATTCTCATATGCTAACTGTAATCTACCAAGAAGCTCCCGTGCGGTTGAGAGTTTGTTTGCTAGAACAGCACATTGAACATTCTCATTGAAAAGAATGTAATGAAGAAGAAAACTGATGATAGTGGTTGACTTTCCAGACTGTCTAGGCATTTTACAGATTACAAATCTTTCATCATTAAATGTCTGTACCATTTTTTCTTGGTAGGGATACATATCAAATGGAATCAACCCCCTGTCCACATGAATAACCTTTACATAATGTTTAATAAAATATTCAGGGGATTCCATACATTTTTTATATTCTTGTACAGATTCCTTAGTCCATTCTACAGGTTGTCCTACAGATTTTAAACGTGGGTTTCCAAGATAATGTTCACTCATCCGACTTATCTTTCAACATTTTTTGAAGTTCCGCGGTTGACCCCACAAAAAGGGCATTTGTTACATTAGTAGGACCCTTTTCAGTAGTAATATCTTTTTTAGTTTTGTGGAGATTAAGTAGTTCTTTGTTGGTTGTAGTCAATTTATCAATCATCTGACCTACAACTTCGAACGCTCGTGGATGCTCTGATTGCTTTGCTATTTCCAGAAGTTCTTCAAGCCCATCATTACCTCTCTCTATAAGATTATAAAGATTCTCTCGAGCATACTGAAAATCTGTATCATCAACATGGTCATTAATAACTGGAGTTACCTTCTCAAGTTTTTTAATCTCTCTTTTAGGTTTTTGTATAATCCCCAAAACTTCATCGAGATGTTCGTCTATATTCATACATAATCCTCTCCTGTCACTGGATCAAAATTTTTACTATCTTCAAAGAATTCAAAAGTTTCGCTGAATCCAAAATCAGAACTAGCTTCAGCAGTAGTTGGCGATGGAACCACAGTATATCTTGTTTTAAGTGTCGCATCACCAGCGCCTTCACTACTATTTTCATTCATAATTCGTTCATAATTACCAGTTTCTAATAATATGTAGTCTGAAGAAGTGGAACTTGAAGCAGTAGTTTCAAGTATAACAAAATTTGTTTCAAGACTTTCTTCTTCGCCCCCAGGAATTCTAAAATTAACCTCAATAGTTTTAATAACAGAACCAGTTTTGATATCTGGATAAATATATCCTCGCATAGAAAATGAAAGAGTCCATGTAATAGTACGTGCTGTCGCTAATTCTCCTTCATACTCATCAGCCACATCAGCGGAGTTTAATACAATAGGAACATCCGCCTTAATTCCCATTTCTGGAATTGTATTAATAGTAACTGTAAATTCTGGAGTAAAAAAAGGAAGAATTTGTTCCAGAATTTGTGTTCCATCTTCTGCATTTTTGACTAAAATATACAGAGTAAAATCAAAATTATATGGAACAGGATTATATTGTGTCATTAATGAAGAAGTACCAGCCGCTGTATTTGCTGCTAAATTTCTTCCAATAGTATTTAATTTTCTGGAAGAATCATAAGAAAGTCCAGTAAGAGCAAATCCCATCCTCGGAACTCTAATTGCTGAAACTTTCCGTGATACAGTAGATTCTTGTATTGCTAAAAGCCACTTTTGTTTTGGACCATAAGCAAGCGGCACTTTAATTTTTTCAATAACAACACCGGAAGAATTTTTTCTTTCGATATTAAGGTCATTGAAAAGTGTTCCAAAAACCGCCACATATTTACGAACAGTTTGATGATAAAAGGTAGATCCAAGCATTAGTAATTAGTCCCTTCAGAAAATGGATTACCTTCAGAGAAGTCTATAATACTATCTGCCGCAGATTCAATTCCAACATTATTTGCTGAAGGATCAGTTGGTTGTGCTTGAGAATCAAAAGTAGTAACAGCATAAGAAGCACCAGAGGAATTTCCAATAATATTACTTGAAGTTGAAAAGGTTCCGGTAAGATTGATGAGTTTCAAAATCTTAGTAGTAGAATTCCAAGCAGCAACTTCTCCTGTTGCTGTAGCAGAACCAAATGTAGCACCTTGATAAACTGTCTCTTCTATTGTATAATTACTAGACCCAGCTCCCATTGTAAATTCTATTGCATAAGATTTATCTATTTCTATCTTATCAATAGTTTCAATTCCTGTATCAAGTGCTTCATCAGAATATTTAAAGAGTTCACAAACCAAGTCAAAGGTCTGAAGTGATCCAGTTTGATAAAAAGTATTTGTACCTTGAACATCTAAAATTTCAAACAAAGATCCGGACAATGGAAAATAGATAATATCACCAGATTTTGGTTCTATATCTCTTCCATCGCTTTCAAAATTCATTTCTTGGAATCTTCTTTTTGCAACAGTAAATGTAATTTGATCTCTTACTTCAAGACCAAAATTAGAAACAAATGTGCCTTCACCCTCAAACCCATCTACTGACTTAATATACATTTCAATAGTTCTGGCATCTTTAAATTGAGAAAGCCTGTCTTCTCCAAATATAGCATCAGTATTTACCTGAGTTCTAGGCATATAATGAACATCAATACCATATACTTGAATAGACTCAATGATAATATTTTCTACAAGTCTTTGATCTGCGGTATTCGTTCCAAAATTATTAAAATAGTGGTTCGTTGCCATTATTATCCGATCATAAAGTCATCAGGAAGCTGGTACTTCAGTTGTATTTCTTCTTCTACCCGTTCTATCTCAGTATTAGCATCATCATAGAGTTGCCTTCCATTAAGGGTTACTCCCCCAGGCAATTGCATTCCTTCAAACTTGATTAAATTTTGACCCCATTGTTTTTTAAAAAGAGATGTAACATACTTCTTGAGGAACATATCGCCCCAAACATCAGAATATGTTGCTGGATCTATTATTGCATATGCTTCTATTATCAACCAATCATCAATTTTGAGATCTCCATTCCAATCAATATCAAGATACAGTCTATCCATATGTCGATTAAATCTGAATCTTGGAAGTCCACTGAACAAATCATTAATCATGTTTAATTTTTGTTGAGTAAAAACATAACTCTTAAAATCTCCCATACCTCCCATTGCATAAAGATCATGGAGTACATATTGATAATTCACTGAGAACATATTTGTAGATTTATTTGTATCCGCATAAAATGGTATTACTCCCTTGATTCCAATCACATTTTCATCTATAGAAACATAATGATTATCAAAATCTCCAATAGTAGTAGCAGAAGATGCTGCTGTAGTAGCAGTTAATGCACTAGTTCCACCTGTGACTGTTTCTGCATTTCCAAAGGTAGTAGATGTATTTGCGTAATAAGTGTTCCCATCACCACCAGATTTTACTTGTGGATTCTTGTAACGGATTGTAGTGTTAGCGCTATGATATTCATGAACCGTGGCTCTCACTCCACTAGTTCCGCCTGTGATTGTTTCTCCAGCTTGAAATACAGTATTTGATTGAATTTTTAATGTAGACCCTGTAATTTGTTTTTTAACAAATGTAGGATAAGTCCCATCAAAATGATATTCTTGAAAATATTCCAAAGCATCATCAATACAATCTTCCATTTGGTCATCATCCAGATTAAGTTCCACTACTGGATGTCCAAGCTTCCGTTTCGCATAATCTTTAAGTGTTGCTCTGGTAGTTGGTTGTGTCATTATTTTATCCTCAATAAGTTGATGATGGGGATACTGTCACTACTCCTTCAGCAAGTCTTTCTATTATTGTTCCACCGCTTTGAGTATATTCAACATCATAAACATATTGTCCTGGAGAAAGAGTTCCGCTTTGGGTAGCAGTTAAGGAAATAGTTACATTAGACCCTGCAAGTGCTGTAGTAAATGCTAATGTATTATTTGAGGTATAATGAGAAGGTCTAAGTTTTCCAGCACAAGTTCCAGTAGAAATAGTTACATTTCCCCCAGCAGTATTTTTGGCCGTAATTACTTTTTCAAAGGTACACCCTTGATCAATTACTAAATTAACGGTTTGTTTGTTGAGAGTGAGTGCCATGAAATCTCCTTGTGATTATATACCCTTTCCATATATTTAGTAAAGGAAAAGGTTGATGAAGGAGATTATACAGTTGGTTCTTCCGGCCAACTAGCATTAATATCACACGCCTGAAGTGCATCTAAATCCGCCGCCGAAGAAACTGCATTTTCATGATCACCTGCTTTACTCCTTACAGCATCACGATAGGTTTGAATATCAGCAGGAATCGCTGTTCCAATATCAGTTTTACGAACATAATACCAATCATAAGGCTGTAATTTACTTTCTTGAATATCCTTAACTTCTTGAATCATGTTCCATTTTTTACTCCTGGAAACAAGAGTAAATGGAATCGCATCATTTGTAATTACAGAAGAAACGGCAGGAGAAAAAGCAGTACCATCAGAGCTAAACCCTTTAACTGTATTACCATTTCCCCATGTTCCTTTTGTAATTTCTACATTAAGAGTATTTCCCTCTTTAGAAATAATTGTTCCTTGTTTAGCAGCTGAACTATATGTAGCACTACTTGCAATTTTGCCTCCAGATATAAATCCATCAGAATTTGTAACTGGAATTGCATAAACATCCTCAATTGGTTTTGGGGTATTAGTATATGCTCCATTGACACCTGTCACAGTCCCATCTTCAGATTTCATTACTGTATATTCAGGAGAAGATACATCATACCAGGATTGATTTTCTGGAGAATTGGTCATGGATATTGACCAAATATTCAATTGGGTTGAAAGCTCCAACGCAGTCCAAAGAGAGAAGATACTCGCTGGATATTGGACTCCATCAAGAGTTATTCCAATCGGTCTTGTGTATAACTGAGCGATGTTATCATCGTTATTGAGTCGTGCCCACATTGTTATCTTCCTTTAGTATTGTGAATTACTGTTATATTTATAAACTTTAATAATTGTTATCTTGCCGTTGCATACTTCATTGGCATTTCTGCAAAGGCCATGTATATGTAAGTTCCGGTACTTGTATTAACTGCTCCACCATCATCCCGAACTTTAATACCATTTGATAGAAAATCCCATTCAACGGCGGTTGAGTCATACTCAGCGGCCGTACTGTTTATATAAAGTTGCTTTGAAACTGGATTATATGGCGATCTTTTATTATCCTCTATATACCAATCGCCACTTGAATCTATTCGTTTCATAATGAAAAGTGCAGGCTTAAATCCAAGATATATGAATGGCCCATCTGGATTGCCATTTCCT